TGAAGCAAGAACGTTTGCTGAAACGGTAAGTAAAGGAGAAGCGAAAGTTGCTCCTGAACAAGGAGAAGGCAATGCGACCGAATCGGAGCAAGCTACTCCGTACTAGGGATGCTGGTGAGGGCGAATAATTTTTAATCGTTCGCCCTCATTTTTAATTAACAACGAAAGTTATAATGAGTGTAGAAAAATTTAAAGAAATTTTTATGGGTTTAGAAAGGGCTCATGGTGTATATGTTCCGGGCGAGATCAAAGACAATGGTAAGCGAGGTGGTCAGTCTTACATAAAAAAAGAACCCGTTACTCCTCAACATTGGATTGATCACATAGAGGGGAAAGATCCTAGTCTTGGTATCGTTCCTATTATGGATGATGCTACATGTAGATGGGGATGTATAGATGTAGATACATATCCTTTAGATCATAAAAAATTAATTAAGAGTATAGAAAAATTAAAATTACCTTTGATTGCATGTCGATCAAAAAGTGGGGGTGCACATTTATTTTTATTTATAGATGGTGTTGCTACAGCTAAATTAATGCGAAATCGATTGACGAGTTTTGCTTCTTTATTAGGTTATGCTGATTGTGAAATATTTCCTAAACAAATAGAACTACAAGCAGATCGTGGAGACACAGGAAACTTTTTAAACTTACCTTATCATGCAGGTGATGAGACAATGCGATATGCTTTTGATAAAAAAGGTGAGTCATTATCATTGAATGAGTTTCTTTCTTTTGTAGATGAAAGAAAAGTAACAAAAGAAAATTTAAAATATTTTAAAACAAAACAAATTAAAACAATCGAAGAGTTAGAGGATGGTCCTCCTTGTTTACAAACATTAATTAGTGTTGGTATTGATGAAGGTGGTAGAGATAATGTTTTATATCAATATGCTGTGTATACAAAAAAGAAATGGCCTGAGAATTGGCAAGATAAAATTGCTGAATTTAATTTTAAATATATGAAACCACCGCTTGGTCATGCGCAAGTAACAAAAACAATTAATCAACATGACAAAAAAGATTATCAATATAAATGTAAAGATCAACCCATGTGTTCAAGATGTGATGCACCACAGTGTCGTTTAAGAAAGTATGGGATAGGTGGAGAATATGAAAGTAAATTTTCTGATTTACAAAAATATGATTCTGATGAACCTGTTTGGTTTTTAAATTTTGAAGAAGAAAGATTAGTTTTAAATACNGAAGAANTATTTGATCANCGNAAGTTTAGAAAAAAATGTATGGATGCATTAACNCAATTGCCTAATGCTTTAAGCCCTGCTGCATGGACTGCTAAGATTCAAAGTTTATTAGAGAACGTAGAAATAATTGAAACACCTGCAGAGATAAGCAAGTATGGTCAGTTCGATTCTTATTTATATTCTTTTATTTATGATCAAGGTGTATCAGATAGAGAAGAAGAAATAGCAATTGAAATGCCTTGGGAACATGACAGTAAAATTTATTTTCAACCTAAGACTTTTAAAAGAATATTTAAATAAAAAAAGATTTGTTGCTCTTACTCAAACAGAAATGCATGCAAGAGTAATGCAGGATTTAGGTGGAGGCAACCATCGAAAAAAAGTTAAAGGCATTACATACTACTTATGGTATGTACCTTCTAGACCTATGGATCAAAAAGATTTACCACTACCAGACATGAAAAAGAAAGAAGCTTTTTAATGATGAATATTATTTTTGGTCCGCCTGGTACAGGTAAGACACATAAACTTTTAAGCATTGTAGAAGAAGGATTAGCAAAGGGAATTGAACCTAATGAAATTGGTTACTTTGCTTACACTCGTAAAGCCGCAACAGAAGCTATCACTCGTGCCGTGAGCCAATTTCCACAGTACGATAAAAAAGATTTTAAATATTTTAGAACGTTACATAGTTTAGCATACATGGAATTAGGATTAACAGATTCTTCTTTAATGGATGATAATGACTACAAAGATATATCAGATTTATTAAATGTTAAATTATCTAACCCCGCAAATAAGTATGATAATTATGGTATGGGATGGCAAGATGATAAGTTCGTAAGTATTATTGATCTTGCAAGGATCAAAGATGTTAGTTTAGAACATCAATTCTGTCAACCACAGACTGGACATTTACCGGGTGGTTTTTTAAAGTTACGTAAGATTGCATCTGGATTAGATAAATATAAAAAACAAAATGGTTTTATGGATTTCACTGATATGATTTTAGAGTTTGTAAAACGTAAGAAATCTCCTAAATTTAAACTTCTTATTATAGATGAGGCGCAAGATCTTAGCGCAATTCAATGGAATATGGTAGACATTTTATCTAAAAATGCTACTCATACTTACATTGCAGGTGATGATGATCAAGCAATATTTGAATGGGCAGGTGCTCATCCTTGGAGATTTAAACAACAGAAAGGAAATAGAATTATTTTAAATCAATCGTACCGTGTACCGTTAGCCGTGCAACAGCGTGCGGATGCCGTGATTAATCGCATTGATGATCGTGTTCAAAAGAATTGGAATGCTACTGAGAGAAAAGGAAAGTTAAAGTTTCAATTAAATCCTTATCGTAACATAGATTTTTTAAAAGATGATTGGTTAATCTTAGCTAGAACAAATCATTTACTTGATCAAGTAGAAGAAGAATTAAAAACTAGAGGAATTTTTTATCAGCGACATAACTCTAAATCAGTTAGTGATCGTTTACTCTTAGCTATTAATAGTTGGACACAGCTTACTCGTAATAAATCTATTTCGTTACAAGGTGTAAAAGCTATGTATCATTATATGAGTGTAGATGTTGGTGTAAGTTATGGATCTAAAACAATGCCCAGGGCAAGTGAAGATAAAGAATATAATTATTTTGAATTAATAAATAATTATGGATTACTTTTACCACAAACAATGCAATGGGATCGGGCACTAGACCGAATTTCTCCAACACGAGTTGCTTATTTATTAGCATCATTAAGACGTAATCAAAATTTTAATCACGAAGCGAAAGTAAAACTTTATACAATTCATGGATCAAAAGGTGGAGAGGCAAGTAATGTATTATTATTTTCTCAGCTTACTCATAAAGTAGATGAGGGGTATAGAAAAAATAGAGATATAGAACGTCGTGTATTCTATGTGGGAATGACACGAGCAAAAAATGAATTACATATGGTTCGTTCAGAAACTGATAAAGAATTTTCTGAAATGTTTTGGAGGGCATAATGGATAGTAAAGAATATTTAGAAAAAACTATTAGAGTAGTGAAAGGACAAAGGGAAAGAGATTATGGAAATAAAAAACAAAACCATGAAAATATTGCAAAGTTATGGAGCAGTTTTTTAGATCATGAAATATCAGCGCATGATGTAGCTATGTGCATGTTGCTCGTAAAAGTAGCACGATTAAAACACAAACGAACAGAAGATTGCTATGTAGACATGGCGGGATATGCGGCAATCGCTGGAGAAATACAAGATACAGAATAGGATACTTATGCAAATACCTTTATTTCAAACTAAAATTGAATGGCTTCCTCCGGAAAGAATACCAGATTTAACTGAAGCAAAAGAAATAGCAATTGATTTAGAAACAAGAGATAAAGGATTAAATGAAGGCATAGGTCCAGGATGGGCAGTAAATAATGGTTATGTTATTGGTGTAGCTATAGCTGTTGAAGGATGGCAAGGTTATTTTCCTTTGCGCCACGAGGGTGGAGGCAACATTGATGAGAAAGTTTTTACAAGACAACTTAAAAAAATTTTAGAATTACCATGCGATAAAATATTTCATAATGCAATTTATGATGTAGGATGGTTACATCAAATGGGTTTAAAGGTTCATGGCCGTATTGTTGACACAATGATAGCTGGACCTTTGGTAAATGAAAATGAACCTAAAAGATTTTCTCTCGACGAGTTAGGAAAAAAATATGTGGGAGAGAAAAAATCACAAACTGCTTTATATGAAGCAGCAAAAGATTGGGGTGTTAATGCAAAGACTGAGATGTGGAGGCTTCCTCCTATGTACGTTGGACCTTATGCTGAACAGGATGCTGCCCTAACATTAAAACTATGGGATGTATTAAGACGTGAGATAGTTAAACAAGAACTACTAGATGTATTCAAATTAGAAACAGATTTATTTCCTGTTTTATTTGAAATGAAAAAGAAGGGAGTTAAAGTAAATGTCGATCATGCAGAGAAAACGAAAAAGTTTTTACATACTTCAGAGAAGAAGATACTTAAAAAAATCCATGAGATTACAAATGTCCACGTTGATATTTGGACTCCGACATCTGTCGCTAAAGCTTTTGATGCGGCCGGAGTATCTTATGAGAGAACTAAGAAGTCTCAACAGCCTCGCTTTGACAAAGACTTTTTGTCAAATCATAGCAATCCAATTGCACGATTGGTTGTTGAAGCTAGAGAGATTAATAAGGCGAGAACCACATTCATTGACAGTATCCTCAAGCACGAGAACCGAGGGCGGATTCACGCTGAAATAAATCAAATGAGAAATGAGCAGGGAGGTACAATCTCTGGTAGATTAAGTATGCAGAATCCAAACCTGCAACAAATCCCTGCTCGTAATAAAGAGATAGGTCCTTTAATTAGAAAATTATTTATCCCTGAAGAGGGACAACAGTGGGGATGTTTTGATTATTCACAACAAGAGCCACGTCTTTTAGTACACTATGCAGCCGTCACTAAGCTTGAAGGGGCTCAGCATTTAGTAGAAGGATATCAATCCGGTAATATAGACTTTCATCAAACTGTAGCTGATATGGCAGGCATTGATCGTAAACAAGCTAAGACAATTAATTTAGGTATGATGTATGGTATGGGTAAAGCTAAATTAGCAAATGAATTAAATCTTACAGAATTTGAAGCTGAAGATCTTTTTTCTAAATACCATACTAATGTACCTTTTGTTAAACAATTAACTAAGAACGCTCAAAAAAGGGCATCTGATGTAGGTTTCATTAGAACTGTTGGCGGACGTAAGTGTCGCTTTGATTTATGGGAACCATTAGAATTTGGAGCAGGATTACCTTTGCCTAGAGAAGAAGCTGAACGAGAGTATGGTTGGTTTACTAGGATTAAAAGAGGGTGGACATACAAAGCATTGAATAGATTAATTCAAGGTTCTGCTGCTGATCAAACTAAACAAGCTATGGTTTCATTATATGAAGAGGGTTTCCTACCTCTTATTCAAGTGCATGATGAATTAGACCTTTCATTTGAAACTCCTGAAGAGGCGAAGAAAATTGTAGATATTATGGAGGAGTGCTTTAGTCTTAAGTTATGTCATGTTCCAAGTGTAATTGATTTTGAGAAAGGGCCTTCATGGGGAGAAGCAAAGTAACATGGCAGTCTCTAATAAAAGACAAGCTCGATATTTAGCAACACCTAAAGGTAAAGCTGCTGCACGTAAATCTAAATTAAAGTCTCAAAAAGGAAAAAGATTGACAGCAAAGGGACGATTAGAACTTCGTATTATTAAAATTAGAAGTACTTGGGGAAACCGAATAGCTAAATGGTTTGAAAAACAAGAATCTATTTGTGCTATTTGTGAAAAGAAAAAAGACAAAGCCCCTGCTCGAATAAAAGGATGTGGTAGATCAAACCAATTAGTTATTGATCACGATCATAAATATACACGACAACAATATAAAAAAAGTAAAACATTATTACCTCGTGGTTTATTATGTCATGCTTGTAATATAGCTTACGGTTTAACAGAAGAAAAAATAAAGACTTTAAAAAATATGATTGCTTATAAAAAAAAACATGGGTAAATTAATGAATGATAAAAATTTGGTTATTGGTTATGTTTTTATCCATGCCTAATCAACCATCAGTTAAGTATAGTGCTGCTGTTTATTCTACTGAGGATCAATGTATGACAGCGCTTGATGGTTACATGAGGACATATGAAAACAAACCTCAGGTTTATAAGGAAGGGCTATTAACAGAAGCTTTTTGTCTTCCTTTTAATGCTTTTCCTATTCCAGGCTTTAATCAAAAAGGTGTTTAAGCTTTTTTTTATTTGTGTTACCATTATTATAAGTGTTTGTATTTGGCGTTACTATTCTCCCTATCAAACTTTTATTAGAGAATGTGTTTACAATGAGGCAATGGAATGGGAGTTAAGTAAAGAGTACTGCACTTGGATGTACAAAGAATTACTTAAAGAGAACTCTTGGTTAAAAGAATTTTTAAGTTAATCTAATTTAGAGTTTATTTGTTTAACTTGTTCTTCTATCACTGCTAATCTTGCATCAATGCGCAGCATATCTAAATCTTGAATCTTTCCTTCAAGAGCTGAGACTCGTGAAGAAAGCATTCCATTTGTAAAAGCTATACCTGCTACTATACAAGCTGCCCATATCCAATCACGTGTACTTAACATCATTAAAATCCTATACTATGTTATGTAAAAGTTCTCTCTTAAATTATTGTAGTAATCGTCAAATTCTTCTCTAGTAGTTGGTTCCTGTGCACCGATACCAAAAAATCCTCCTTTTTCTCTATCCTTTACTCTATTATAAAGTTCATCTTGTGTCGGAGCACCTGGAAGATCTGGTGAGAATAATCTATTTCTCATATAATTTTTTTGTTTGCCAGTTAATTCTGCTACTTGTGTTCCTTCTTGTCCTTGTCCTTCTCCCAATGAACCTAGTTCTTTCTTAAAAAAAATTCCCCCTTGATCAGGGCTTATTTGAAATTGTACATCTCCACCGAACATTGGTTTATTATATTTTAATTCTTTATCTCCAATATTAAAATCAAAACCTTTTTTATCATCTAACTTGTTAACCCCTTCTCGTATCTCATTGAACCCTGAAAAAATTCCCTCGTTAGGAAGAAAGTCTTCTGACAAACGTATTGCATCTTGAGCACTACCAAACAAGTTTCCTAAATTAATATTTCCTGATTTTTCAACTGGCTCTATGGCTCCTTGGTCTAAAAGAAGTTGTAAACCATCATTTAAACTACTAGCGTTCATAACTTGATAACCCTCTGGCACTTGATAACCATCTGTTGTGTTTGCAAGAATAGGTTGTATTCCGTCTACAGTATTTTCTAAGTCTAAGGTTGGTGCAAATGAATCTAAATTATAAGCTTCAGGCGTTCCTAAAGCTTCCGCATATCCTAGAGGAAATTCTGTTCCAGGAAGCCCTTGCGTTTCCATATTTGTATATGGAATGTTTTTATTTTTGTCTCCCATAGTTAATCCTAAAATTCCTAACGCTGGATTAACTACACTCATTCCTTTTTTCATTAAAGAAGGCAAAGCACTTTGTAAAAAATTAGCGCCCGGATACATTTTTCCATATGCTGCTGGATTTGTATTCTGTAAATTTCTTGTTGGATCTATATAATATTTGTCCATGATCTGATCAAAAACTTCTTTTCCTGCTCCACTCATGAGAGGAGAGCCATCACTAGTCCTTGCTATTTTTAAATCTTTACCCCCCGCTGCTTTCATAGCGTCAACAGCTTCTCTGTATCCTAAATCTTTAACAAACTTTTTTTGACGAGAACGTAAGTCTTTAGCTTCTTTAAGTTTATCATCCTTTACTGCTTTTTGAACACGGCGATCTAAACTTCCAATACTTTCTTTTATCTCTCTTTTCCTATCAGCCCCTGTTTTTTTTCCTTGAGCTGTTATAAATCTTTCCTTACCAACACTACCGCCGTCATCCATTTCTGGTATCGGTTCTTTACTAAATAGTTCCTTCCAAAATTCCATATAGTTTTTTTACTCCTTTAATGTAAAGGAATCAATGCTAAAGTCTAGCCCGTCTCCTTGTCCAAAAGTTGATTCTACTCCTAATGCTTCATACACCCTGTCACGAACAGCAGGGACAGCGCTTATAATAGGAACAGTTTTAACTAGTTCTCTTATTATTTTTGTCTTCTCATCTTTAGTTAGCATATCAGAAATACCCTCAAGATAACTTACAAGTCTAGTGGTAATAGGTCCCATTAATGCTTCGACTGGACCTGATCCATATTTTTCTGCACGAGCTGCATCTATTAAAAACTGTAGTGGTCCTAAAAAACCTGTTCGTTCAAATGCTCTTTTAAGTCTGTCAAATTCTGATTCATCTTTATAACGAGGATTACCTCCTAATCCATATTTTATTGTATCTCGAAGTTCATTTCCTAAAGCAGCGGCTACAACCATAATTGCGCCAACGGCTGCGTACCGTGAACCGTTTTCCATGGCGCCATAAAAACCACCATCGCCACGTGGATCCATTAACCGAGCCCATCTTTTAATAACTGTATTTGAAAAAGCTACTTGGAAACCTTTTAATTGTGCAAAGATAGCAAGCTTAGGATCAGACATCCATATAGGTCTTGTTGTTGCACGAGGGTTCATAACTACTTCATTAACATAACGCACCCCTGCTAGTCTTACTTGGTCTTGATAAAAATCTGTGTCTTTATAAAGAAGCTCTCCTGTTTCAGGATTAATTGTTTTCTTTTTGAATGCATCTGATCTAACAAAATTAACAGCATCTTGAGGATTAACACCTAGTTCTGTTAATTGTTCTGTGTATGTTTTAAATCTTCCAGTGTTAGGAAGTTGACTAACATCTGTTAATCTTCTTCTTTCCATATTATCAGATAAAAATCCTGCATGACTAAAAACCATTTGCCGAGCTGATGCATTAGCCAACATCCTATTCCATCTTGTAAATTGAGAAAGAAAATTTAATCGAAAAAAATATTCAGTAAATCTATTAGTGTCTTGTCCTCCTCCAAATGCGTCTGCTTGTCGTTCAATAACAGAAGCTTCTAGTCCTAATCCAATGTCCGATACAGCTTTATCAAATTCATCTCGAGGAAAACGAGGAAACACACTACGAATAACTCCCTTCAATCCACTAAATAAAGATTTTAATATTACTTTAGGACCTGTTCCTCCACGAGATAAAACTAAAAAAGGCTCACTAAAAGAAGAAATAGTAGCAAAAGGTAATGTTAATACGTAGCCATAAGTAATTAATGCTGCATTTAATTTACGTAAAAAATCATTTTGTATTGGCTTGTATTGTTTTTGTAATGCTTTTCCTATGTCAAACATTCTTTGTTTTTCTGCTTCTGTCATAGGAAGACCTTTAGCAGCAGACTCTTGTTCTATTTTTGCCATCATCTCTCTCATTAATTCATTTTCTTTTCCAAATCTTCTTGCATACTCTACTCTTCTAATTACTCCATCACGATATTTTTGAAACACATCAATGACATTAGTATTTGTAAATGGTGCTAGTTCCTCTGCTGTTAAATCTTTTAAAGTTCGTGGTTCTTCAATGACCCCTGCTTTTTTAGTAGGTATTATTTTCCCTGACATATCATGAAGATTAGTTAATCCTTTATCATCAATAATGTTTCGAATAGTTGCATCAGGATCAGTCCATCCTTTTGAAGCTAACAAGTCTCTAAATCGTTGTCTAAACGTACTATCACTTAAAAATTTTTTATAATTTAACATAATAGGAAAATAATTATTAACTTTCCCTGGAGTAAATCCTACGTTCCTTGATCCATTAAGTGTTTTCCCATCTACAAACTCTGCTTTTTTTACATAGTTAAATAAATCATCAAAAGCTTCACGCATTAAATTAGCAGCTTGTCTTACTTTAGGCGGGACTACTGCACTTGGATCTGATAATGCTAGATATAATTGTTGGTTTGTTTTAGGACTTACCTTACCCATAAAACCAGGCACACGAATACTTCGAGAAATTAAGTCTATAGCTTTTTGAAATTTACCACTGTACTTACCCATATTAAGTAAAATACTTTCAGATATATCTGCTTCTTGTTTTGTTTTTGTTCCTGAACCATCATCATAATAAGAAAAGTAACGACGCATTTGATCTGCAGTTTTAGATCTTTTAGCTAAATCATCTAACATACTTACAGATTTTCCTACTGTTTTATCTCGAATAACTCTACCTACTTCTTCTATATTTTTTTNNTAACGTGTTAGTCTTCCTACATCTAAAGGTTCCATTCGTGATACAAGTTCCCCTGATTTTTTATCTAACACATTGTACTTAATAAACTCGTCTCCTCTTCCGTAATAATTTATATTGGTTGGTCTGCCTCCTTTTTCATAAATTTCTTCTAAGGTTGCTCGTGCTGGTTTGTCTACTATTTGATTTATTTTCTGCATTGCGAAGACGCATAAAATCTTTTTTATTTGTAATACCATCAGGATAAATAACACCATAATTTGTTTTAATCCTGTCTTGTTCATCTTTGTATAATTCAGGATTTCTTTTTTGTTCATTTTGAAATTCTTGAAAACTAGAATACTTAATCACTGTTCCTTCTTGTACATCATTTAATTTTAATCCTGTATCTCCTGTGCGATTAGGAAGAACAGCTCCTGTTGTACCTGCAAGTATACCTATTCCTCCCCCACCTATTGATCCTTGCACTAAAGATTCTAATAAACGTTCTTGAAATTCTTCTTCAGGTATATCAACACCCGTTACTTTTTCAGCGTCTAGCATGAACTGTCGTTCTTGTTCTTGTTCAGTAATACCTTCTATAACCCCAGTTGCTACACCAGTTGCTACAATACCAGGTACTGCTTTTGCTGCACGTATTGCTACACTTGGTTTAACATCAAAGACTTGTTCTATTTCTTTTGGACTTTTAATTTTGCCACCTTTTAATTTAAAGGCACGAAGTATTGGAACTAACGTTGCTATATCGAATGCTCCTGTTTTAACTCCAGTCATGATTGCTTGTTCTGCATCAGGTATATCCTCGGTGCCGGCTAGTCTTTTTTGTTCTGCTGCTGCTTCACCTGTTCCTAAAATTTGTGAGGGTATATATGCACCTAATGCCGTAGCTGCTGTCTTACCATACTTGAGTGCTCGTAAATAAGGAACAAAGTTTGATAAAAAATTAAAAGCTGTTGCACCACCTAATCCTGTAACAATAGAGGGAAGAAATTCACCAATTGTTTTAGCTGTAAAGTCCCCTAAATTTTCAAAATCAAAATCTTCTTGTAGTGCTTTAAAACTTTCAACTTGCGGTGCTCCTACTTGCGCTGCTTCTAATCTATTCTTTGCTGCTACTCCTTTACCATAAGCAACTGCATCTAGTAAATCAAAAAACTCTCCATATGCTTCGATAGCATCACCACTCAATGCTTGAATGTTATTCCATCCTCTTTCAATTGCTCTAGTAAATTCATTGCCACGAGTATCAT